GTATTATATCATAATCTTTAAATAATTTATAGATTTTTATATAAAATTATATATTATTTATAACAGCTTTAAGCCTCCTAACAAAAGAAATACTGGGATTTTAAAGAGCATAGGTTAAACGCAATTACATTATAACACTAATCCATAAAACCTGTAAACGGAGAAAATATCTTAATCAATTCTCCAGTACCGAATAAATCTTGTCTTAAACCTGTATTGCTATCCTTTCCACTTGTTAAAGGGTAACGATTATATAAAATATTGCCTTCCGTCTGTGTCTTAAAAGTCTGGGCATTATAATTATTAATACGAGCGGAAATCTCTCCAACTTCTGCAAGTCCTTTTTGTGTCAAGGCTTCTTGTAATTGCCTTAAAGAAATACCATTCTGTTGGGCAACTTGTGCCATTAACTCCTGTGCAGCAGCGTTACGTTGTGCGGCCGAAGCAGACATCAAAGCAGCGTCTCCAGTTTTTTGTAAATAAACAATTTTAGCAGCCAACTCTTGAACAGAATTAGTAATACGCTGCTGAATTTCTGAAATTTGCATTTTATTCATAGCTGTTTCATTTTCCTGCTTTTGTTTAGTATAATTAGTCATTGCGCCTAAATAACTAATATTTGCATTATTATATTCTACGGCAGAATTAGTTTTAACTTGGTCGTTATGAGCTTCTATCATACGAGCTTGGGAATTAATTTGATTAGCGTCTGCATTAGTTAAATTTGCTTTTGCATTATCTTGTTTTACTTGTAATTCTTTTTCTAAAAGCTCAGTTTGTTTTTTAGCAAATGCAGAATTAGCAATCTTATTTAAAGCACCAGAAATATCAGGGGCGGTTACATTTGCAGTAGCACCAGAAATACTACCACCAGCAGAATTAGTAGCAGATAAAATAGGATTTAAACCTGCTTTTCGCAAATCTTCAACTTCCCATTGATGTCTATTTTGCAAACTCTCTCTTTGCGCATTAATAGAATTAGCTTGCATTTCAAAAGCGGCAGAATTTGATTGATTAGCACCCCAAATACTAGAACCAGCACCAATAACAGCGCCAGCAATATCACCTAAAAAACTCATAAAATATCTCCTTTCTATAACAAAAGTGCATAGGTTAAACACGCACCAGCGAGAAAAAACCTATGCACAAAAGTAATAAATTAAAAATGGTCAACGAGTCCGGGTACGCTATAAATCGGCATAGGACGTACACAACTAAGAGAAAAATAACAATCTAATAAAATTTGTGGTTCATTCTGCACCGCCAAAACACGAGCCACAGGCGGATTATCAACTATAAACTCCGCATTCAACTTAGGAAGCTCCGCAAACTCTTGAGCAAGGTGCCAAACATCTAAGCTTTGCGCATACGTACTCCTAAACTTACCAGTAATTTGACTAGGGAAATAACGATATTCTGCCCAGCGTTCCTGATATCCAAATACTTCATTGTCTTTGGAGGTGCCTTGTGCATAAATTTCTTTATTTAACACAGCCTGCTCACCTAGATGAGCGAGTGCAGGCCAATAATAATCAAAACGAGTCTGACGAGACCACATACGATTAAGACCTTGCTGATATGTTAAATCTGCACGTACATTTACAAGACCTATAATATAGCCATGCTCTACAAAACTTTTCATAAAACCATTAACCTTATCTCCTAAAACACCATAAGCGGCAAGGTTACCTTGTGGGCTTGTGGTATCCGTTGCGGAAGTCTGTTGCACTGGATTTATATTTATACGTGTAGAAGAACCGCCTAAATATTCAGGGCGTTGAAGTCTAGCGTCCGGAGAAATAACTCCAAAATGCGCTCTTAAAATTTCTGTATAACGTGTGCCACCTCTAGCATCACGCTCATACAACTTTTGAAGTTGAAAGGCTTGTCTTAAACTATTGATAGTAATAGCAGTCGCACTAGATAAATCTACAGTAACACCACTTTTAGACATATCTATGCTATTAGTAGGAACGGTAATAGTGGGATTAACAGTAGAACCATTTTGCCAAGACCAATTCGGATTGTGAGACAAAGAATTGCCATTATTATTTACATTTAAAGTATAAGAACCACCCGGAACGGACAAAGTACCATTCAAATTTGCAGTAGAGCCAAGCGGCAATTCTACTCCAGGGCCTTTTTGTGGCCATGGCAAACAAGAAGTAAAATAGTCATGTCGTTTACCACGTCTAACTAAATTGTATTTATTAATAGGGTCAGGGCCGTCTCCAGTTGGCACCTCTAAACTATCTTGCAAATTTTCATCACGAAACCACTCATTATAAATAAGGTTATAAGCTCGAAACGGAAGAGCATTAATTTTGTCTAAACTTACACCAGTAGGAATACCAAAATAATCCGCAATAGAGCCAACCTCATGTTTGCCAGCTTCTAGGGTTGGTATTAAAAAGTCTGTACTGTCTCCAGGGTTTTTCTGTTCTCCGTTAAATTTTTGCCAGTTATCCCAAACAAGACGATTGGGAACAAAAAAGAAGAACGTTTCTAAATACATATTATCCATAAAAGGAACAGCAGGAGTAGCTAAACGACCAAATAAAGTAGCTTTTAAATTAAAAGTATCTCCCGGAAGAACTTCGTCAACAAAAAATGGGACAAGATAACCACTATCAAGCGTGGTTTTATAACAGTGGGAACGATTAAAGCTACTACGTTGTATATCAGCTCTCGGAATTTGACTAAACAAATGTTGATTACTAGATTTCATTATATCACCTTAAATTTTCAGATAATTTTATAAAATTGACAAAAAAAAAAAAACCTTGTATTATAAGGCTTAGAAGCCTAACAGATTAAAAAAACACCATTTCCAAAAGTGTAAAAATGGTGTCAGTCGGGACAGTTACATCAAGTAGGCTGTCCCGACCACACATTTTTTTATTGTGTGCCTGCTCCCGCAGGTGCCAGCGGTTCTGGTTTTGGTTCTGGTTTTGGTTCTGGAATTGAAGTTTTTTCCATTAATCCAAGTTCTACAGCTTCATTAAAATTGTCAGGGTTCTGCAGAAAACTGATAAGCTCCGCAGGGTTATTATTAAAACGCTGACGGATTTTAGCAGGTAAATCCATAAAATTTGCTTGTGCCTCTAAGAGCTGATTTTGTACCTGCATATAATCTTGAGGTAAATTGGAAAAATCGCCAAACATAGGCTGTCTAGCAGACTGTACAAGAGGATTTGTTAATAAACCAGTAGTATTATAAGAAGCAATAATATTATTTATATCTGCTTCTTCCTTAAATTGTTGCTGAGTAAGAGAAGGCGCAGAATTAAAAGTCTGCACCTTAGGGGGAGTATCAAACCTAGTATAAAAATTACACTTCTTCACAAATATCATCTCCTGAAGTAGATTGATAAGCAATAACTAAAGATTGAACCTCTGCAACAGTAGAAATATTTTCGGCAACTTTACCAGTATTTATATTTAAAGTTGCTAATTTATCCAATCTAAAATCTTGGGAAAAACGATTTAAAGAACAATCCGTATCTGACAAAGCAGAATTAATAACAATTCTTTTCGCTTGTGCTTCACTTTCTGCAAAGAAAGGCATTAAATAATATTCGGCTTTTTTGTCATAAATAGAGTATAAATTCATTTTAAATTTCTCCTTCCAAAGGTCTAATTAATTTTTGTGCTTTTAAAACTTGTATAGCTTCTTTAACTTCCATACGTTCCCAACTTTTTTCATGTTCATCAAATTGCAACGCAAGAAATTTTCGGCGAGTTTTAATATTGTGCATTTCCTCAGGGTTCCACTCATCATAGATTTTATCATAATAACGAGGGGGCTTGCACTTTATCCCATTTCTAATAACAACATAATCATGGGGGTAAACATCACTGGCAAATTTCTCTAACCAACCACGACCGATACCAGGTCGGCGAGACATTACAACATATTCGGGTTCTCTACCTTTATAATGTTCTTCTGCCATATCTCCAGTAATTTTTTTAGTTACATATCTTGCAACATAAGCGCAAGACTCAAATGTAACATTACCGATAGTAGAGAACCCAAAAGGCCATAACTTTTCTATCGAGGGAGAACGATAAAGAATATTACCATGTTTATAGCTCCAAGGTTTTAAATCGGGGGGTTCAAAACCAAAAAATATAACGTGGTAATGTGGTCTTTGTAACTGTTCTCCATATTCACCGCAAGCAAAATAGCGAATACCTTCACCAAATTTTTTACGTAATCTCTTAAAAAAAAGTGTTAAAGCACGCTTATCTAAACTACCATTAGGGGGTAAATTTTGGGGGTTATAAGTAAGCGTTACAAAACAATTTTTCTCGTGAAGAGTAGCCTCATGTACACAGCGAACAGCCCATTGACGGCTTTTTTCTAAACGACAACCAATACACTGACCACAAGGCACTAAAACCGGCATATCTACATAACCTTTTTTGGGATTAAAAACGATAGGCCAAGCGCCAGTATCGGGATTTCTACCCTCTTTACTTCTATAGCCTGTTATAGGGTGGTAACAGGTCATAAAATCAACAACTCCTTGTTAAGGACGTGGGGGATACACCCCCACACCCCTGTAATTTAGTACTACGGGTGCATAACAAGTCTGCACCACTCCGCACTAAATACGTATAACTATACTATTAAGTTACATGACTGTTGTTACTTAACAGCATATATTGTAATTATAAATGTTAAAACAAATAAAATATACAACAGTACGTATTTAGTTAAATTAATATCTTTCTTAAACCTAGCTATAATACCACCTCATCAAATAATTCTAAAATGTAACAATAAAAATAATAAAAAAATAATAAACAAATACAAAAGAAATAAACGCATTAAATTCTAAAGCCTCCACGCATAGGCTTAGCACGCAAGTTTAAACCTTTTGTTTTTTCCGCAGTCCTAGAAAATAACTTCTTGGACTTTTTTTTATTTACCTTGCTACGTTTAGCCATAAACGATACCGTTGCCAAAAATCTATAAAAATATAAAAATTTGTTTATTTCCTTCTTCATTGAATCCGATTTTGCCATAGCT